TTCGAGTTGAAAGAATTACTGCAGATAGCACAGATGCAAAACTAATAAATGCTTTTTCTTTTCATACAGCGACTAATATTATATTTCAACAAAATGCTTATCCAAATACCGCCCATGTTGCACTTCGTTTAAATGCAGAGCAGTTTCCAAGAATACCAAGAAGAGTTTATAAATTAAGAGGTATCAAAGTTGAAATACCAAGTAATGCAACTGTCAGATCAGATGGTTCACTTGAGTATACTGGTACTTGGAACGGTACATTTAAAACAGATAAAGCGTGGACTAGCGACCCTGCTTGGATACTGTATGATCTCCTTAGAAATGACAGGTATGGCTGTAGCATACCTGCAAGTGATATAAATAAGTTTACATTTAAAACAGTTAGTGAATATTCAAGCACACAAATTGATGATGGTGAAGGCGGTACAGAAGCTAGATTTTCTTGCAATGTAAACATAACGCAACCTCATGAAGCTTTTAAATTAATTAACCAACTTTGTTCAGTAATGAGGGTAATGCCTTTTTACAGTGCCGGTTCAATATCAATAAGTCAGGATGCACCTTCTGAACCCATGTTTTTGTTTAATTCTTCGAATGTTACAGAAGATGGTTTTCTGTATGCAGGTTCAAGTTTAAAAACTAGAAACACAGTCATAAATGTTGGTTACTTTGATATGGTTACTCAAGATGTAGATATAGAAACAGTTGAAGCTGATGCTGCAACACAAGCAAAATATGGTGTAGTAATAAAAAATATTAATGCTTTTGCTTGCACTTCAAGAGGGCAAGCAAGAAGATTAGGAAAATGGTTTTTATATAATGAACAAAACTCTGGCGAAACTTGCACATTTAACACAACTTTAGATGCAGGTGTTTCTGTAAGGTGTGGCCATATCATTGAAATAAGTGACCCAGTAAAAGCAGGTGTAAGAAGAGGTGGAAGAATAAAAAGTGCAAATGGTTTGCAAATAACATTAGATGATTTTGCAAATACTGATATACCTCAAATAAATGCTAATCCAACTTTATCTGTGATGTTGCCTGATAATACATTGGAAACCAGAACAATTGATGATACCAACAATCAGTTCGCTATTAAGTGTTGGGGTGTTAACCCTGTGTTTGATAAGGTCGTGGTCAATAGACCATACTTAGCAAAGCTTG